AATTATAAAAATATACAAATAGTTAAGACAAAGAAAAAAGGATAATCTTAACTATGAAACAGAGTTACTTCAAGATACCTGGATGGTTCAACTATTCAGAGACTTATGATATTATTGTTGATGAGATCGCAGACGATGGTGTCATCGTAGAAATCGGATCTTTTCTAGGCAGATCAACACACTATTTGGCGACATCTTTATTCAATGCAAATAAATTTGATGTGAAAATATATTGCATAGATACTTTCGCGGGCTCATCCGAGCACGCTAATTTAAAATTACCATCAGATTTTGCACATATTTTTAGAGACAATCTAAAGTTTTTTATCGGCAGAGACATGGTTATACCTATGCAAGGAAGATCAGACAAACAAGAAATCTTAGATAAGTTTGAAAATGATTCTGTAGATTACATAATGGTAGATGGAGCTCACGAGTATGAACCTGTTATGGATGATATAACTAATTGGTATCCAAAATTAAAAGAAACGGGAGTTATGTTTGGAGATGATTTTGGTTTAGAGGCAGTAAGGCAAGCTACGAAAGATGCACTACCAAAAGTAGGTGCGGAAATGATTGCAATCAATTCATCACAAGAACAAACTTGGATGACCAGTAAAGACAACAATCATAATATGTTTGTCAAACTTGTGCCTGGCACTAATTGCCTTAAAACATGAGTATTTTCGTAATACATAATTATCAAAAAGAATTAAAATTCAAAAGAGAACAACTATTTGAACATCTGACACAAGGGGTTGAAAGTTTTGAAGAATACAAGTATATTCAAGGACAACTACATATGCTTGACATATGCCAACAGGAGATTTCTCGCCTGCTGGAACAAGAGGAGAAAATAGATGAGTAAAACTTTATACGTGCCTGATCACGTATTAGACAAATTAAAAAATCCAAATAAGGGTGTTGACCCTAAAAGGACAGAATTACAGAAACTACCACAACCAGTCGGTTGGCGAATATTGGTTTTACCTTTTAAAGCAAAAGATAAAACTAAAGGTGGTGTTATACTTACAGATAAAACAGTTGAGGATTCTCAACTTACAGCAACAGTTGCATTAGTATTAGCTACTGGACCTGATGCTTATAATGATAAAGAAAAGTTTCCCAATGGACCTTGGTGTAAACAAGGCGATTGGGTAGTGTTTGGCAGATACGCAGGATCAAGACTTAAAATCGAAGGAGGAGAAGTCAGGTTACTTAACGATGATGAAATACTCGGAACCGTTGAATCACCTGAGGATGTATTAACAATTATATAACATGGGAGGTAAACCATGCAAACAGAGATAAATACTGCAAAAGATGAAAAGCTTGTAGACCTGGATACGTCAGGCGAAGGAGCGGAAATCGAACTTGAGGATAAATCTCACGGAACGGTAAGTCCCGAACAATACGAAGAAGTAAAAACAGAAGAAAAAGATCCACTCAAACCTGTTGTTCAAGAAGAGCAGTCTGAAGAGATGGATCAATATTCAGATAAAGTCAAAAAAAGAATTGATAAACTTACTTGGAAAATTAGAGAAGCTGAAAGAGAAAAAGAAGCAGCTTTTACTTTTGCACAAAACGTTCAAAAAGAATTAGCAGATACCAAGAAAAAAACTTTTGACATTGATAAAGGCTACATGTCAGAGAGTGAAGTTCGTAATCAAATGGCATCTGATCTTGCAAGACAAAACCTTATAACTGCTAGAGAATCTGGCGATTATGTTAAGGAAGAAGAAGCAAGACAAGCTTTGACCAAATTAGATCTTGAAGCTGAAAGAATTAGAGTTACAAAATCCAAAAAGGAACAAGAGTTTGAAGAGTTTCAAAAACAAATGGAACAACAAACTACTGCACCACAGCAACCTCAAACGAGACCTCAGCCATCTGAAAAAGCAATTGCTTGGGCAGAGAAGAATACTTGGTTCAGATCAGATAATGAGATGACTGATTATGCTCAAAGAATACATCGAGGTTTAGTTGCAGAAGGATTTGACACAGAATCAGATGATTACTATAATGAATTAACTGTAAGAGTTAAAAATAAGTTTCCAGAGTCTTTTCAAGACTCGGATCAGGCTACCAGAAGCAACAAACTCGCCCAACCCGTTGCCTCTGCATCAAGGTCTGCAACCAAAGGGCGCAAATCTGTTAGGTTAACTCCTAGTCAGGTAAAAATAGCAAATAAGCTTGGAGTCCCTCTAAGTGAATATGCTAAGTACGTTTAGGAGGTACAACATGACAGATATAAAAACACCAAGAAGTGCACAAACAAGGGCAACCGAGGAAAGACCAAAATCTTGGAAGCCACCGTCCCAGTTGGACGCACCACCATGTCCCGATGGATATAAGCAAAGATGGTTAAGACACCGTGTAAATGGAGCGGATGATACTAAAAATATCAACGCTTGTTTAAGAGAAGGCTGGGAGTTAGTCCGAGCTGACAAATATACAGAGGGTCAATACTCTGCTTACAACGGAAGCATCAAAGCTTATGAGGGTGTCATCGGCGTAGGTGACTTGCTATTGGCAAGAATACCTGAGGAAATCGTAGCGCAAAGAGATGCGCACTACAAAGCTAAGACTGATCAACAGACTCAAGCTTGGGAAGACGATCCACTCAGAGAACAACATCCAAGCATGCCTCTCAATGTTGACAGGCAAAGTCGTGTATCTTTTGGTGGCAATAAAAAGTCATCGTAGATACTTAATTATATAAGGAGATGAACTATGGCAAATCAACAAGGAAACTTCGGATTTCGCCCAGTGCAAATGAACGGTTCTGCTTACAATGGCCAAGGCCAAAGTGAGTACACCATTGCATCAGGTGAAGCATCTGCAATGTTTCAAGGTGATCCCGTTATCCTAGTGGCTAACGGAGCGATCGACATAGGATCAACTGCTGGTGCTGAACTAATTGGTATTTTTAATGGTTGCTTTTACACAGACCCAACTACAAGTAAGCCTACCTTTTCAAATTCCTATCCAGGCGGCATAGCAGCGAGTGACATTAAAGCTTTTGTCATCGACGATCCAAATGTCATTTTTGAAGTCAAATGTGACGACACTAATGGCGGACAAGCACAAGTTGGTACAAACGCTAACATTGCTACTTATGGTACAGGATCTACTATTTCTGGTATTTCTAATGTAGCTATTGATGGCAGTACGTTTACAACCAATGCGGGCGCAAACTTTAGAGTAGTAGGATTATCAACTGATGTTGAGAACAATGATTACACAGCAGCAAATGCAGTAATTAGAGTTAAAATTAACCTACATTCTCTAACAGACACAACAGGCATATAGGAGGTTAAACTATGGCTATATCTAGAAGTCAACTCGTTAAAGAGTTAGAGCCAGGTCTAAACGCACTGTTTGGTCTGGAGTATGGACGTTACGAAGCTGAACATACTGAAATTTTTGAAACAGAAAACTCTGATCGTGCATTCGAAGAAGAGGTAATGTTATCAGGTTTCGGTAATGCTAGAGTAAAATCTGAAGGTGGTTCAATTGTTTATGACAATGCAACAGAAACCTTCACAGCACGTTACACACATGAAACAGTTGCATTAGGTTTTGCAGTAACTGAGGAAGCTGTCGAAGATAATCTTTATGACAGAATCTCAGCACGTTACACAAAAGCTCTTGCACGTTCAATGGCGAACACTAAGCAGGTTAAAGGCGCTAACGTATTAAACAATGCGTTTGACAACAACTTTGCTGGTGGTGACGGCGTAGCATTATGTTCTGATGCACACCCACTCGTAACAGGTGTATTAAGAAATGAGCTTGCAACAGCAGCTGACCTTAATGAAACATCACTTGAGCAGTCATTAATTGATATTGCTGCTTTTGTGGACGAGAGAGGTCTTTTGATCTCCACTCAAGGAAGAAAACTTGTTATTCCTTCTGAATTACAGTTTGTAGCTGATAGACTTATGGCTTCAGCAAACAGAACTGCAACAGCAGATAATGACATCAATGCTATTAGAAATATGGGCATGATTCCTGAGGGTTATGTAGTAAACCACTACTTAACAGATCCTAAGGCGTTCTTCATTAAGACTGACATTCCTAACGGATTCAAGCTTTTCCAAAGAAGTGCTATTAGAACTTCAATGGAAGGTGATTTCGATACAGGTAATGTAAGATACAAAGCTAGAGAGAGATATTCATTTGGATTCTCAGATCCTAGATGTGTATTCGGTTCACCAGGTTCTGCATAAGAACTAATACTTAATCTTAAGGGGCGTATGTCTTTGACTGCGCCCTTTTTTTATGCCATATTGAAGACCTAGCTAAACAAATTGCACAGACTGAGCTAGCAGACTATATAGAGACTGTGTAATTAAGGTCTATATAACCAAGGAGGTTTTATTATGGCAAACACAACTTTTGACGGGCCAGTCAGATCCAAAAATGGCTTTCAATCAATCGGACCAGGTGCAGTTATAGCGCTTACTGCGGCTACTGATTTAACTGTAGCAGCACACGCAGGAAGAATTTGCACAATGGATCCTGTTGGAACTCCAACAGCGATTACACTACCAACAATCAACGCAACTGCAGATGCTGCAGGTTCAGGTCCAGGTAGTGATCCAAACAATCCAAATACTGTTGGAACAACTTTTGAAATTCTTTTTCTTGATGAGTTCACAGGTACTATTTCAACTGATGGAACAGACAAATTTGTAGGTTCAGTAATGGTTGGTGTTGACGATGGTTCAAAAAAAGCATTTGTACCTGCAGCAGCAAACGATGTTGTTAACTTAAACGGTGAAGCTGGAACAGGTAATGCTACTAAAGGTGGTCTTATTGGTTCAAGAATTAAATTTACCGCTATGGCAGACAACACATATATGGTTGAAGGTCTATTAATTGGTGATGGCACAATAGCAACACCATTTGGCAACTAGGAGTAAATAATGATAGGTACAAGTTCAGCAAAAGTTACTGCTACGGGTAATGTAACTACAAAACCAGCAAGGCTTATTGCTATTCACGCTATTTGCGCGGCGGGTGCAGGAAGCATTGTTCTTAAAGACTCTAGCACTGGTAGTACCTTATTTGATATTGATACTCCAGCTAGTGCTACCGCAGTAATTGAAACCTATATTGGTGATGAGGGCATGAGATTTTCAACTCAAATACATGCAACACTTACTAATGTAACTTCTCTTACTTGCTTTTTTGCATAATGGCAGACAAACAGCCACCAAAAACTAAAAAATATTTCCGCTCCACTAAGTCTGGAGCGGGAATGACTAAAGCTGGTGTTGCTAAATACAGACGTGACAACCCAGGTTCCAAACTAAAAACAGCAGTCACAGGTAAAGTAAAGAAAGGTAGTAAAGCTGCAAAACGTAGAAAATCTTTCTGTGCTAGATCTGCTGGTCAAATGAAAAAATTTCCAAAAGCAGCAAAAGATCCAAATTCAAGATTAAGACAAGCTAGAAGACGTTGGAGGTGCTAAATGCCAAGTCTTTCTGAAGCAACTGAAATAGGACTACCTTTAAAAAACTTAATAGGGTTAATAGGAGCTACTGCTGTAGCAGTTTATGGGTATTTTGGAGTTATCGAAAGATTAAATAATATAGAAACAAGACAAACTTTATTTGAAGAAGATTTGGTTAAGGGCGCAGATCAAACACCTATTGACCAAGAACAGTTCATGCTTTTAGAGTTTGTATCTGGGCAAGTTGAAGGTATGTCAGAAGATTTAGAAAATATGGCACATAACAAAGTTAATATACAAAGATTACAAACAGATATGGAAAAAGCATTAGAGGATATAGAAGAATTAAAAGATAAAATTAGAGCAACAAATGGTCACTAAAATTATTATAGCATTATTATTGTTTTCACAAGGCACTATGATTGAACATACTATTACTGATGGTGTTAAAGATTGTCTTGAAAAG